CCTATCCACACATTTCCACAAAAATAAGAGTTTAGCACGCTGGAAAAATAGGTGATTTATGGGACGCGGACGACCACGACTGTCAACAAAGCAAAAGGAACTCACCGGCGCGGCAGCTAAAAATCCACAGCGACTCAATCCGAATGAACCGCAGCCGCCGACTGGATCGCCGCTAAAGCCAACTCATTTAGATGATCTCGGTTCTGAGGCGTGGGATAGGTTGTCCGTCATTTTTGATCAGATGGGAATGTTGAACGCGGCTGACGGCTCGCTGATGGAGGCGTACTGTGTGAATTACAGCGGCTATCGTCGCGCGCTCGTGAAAGTCGAGGAGATGGGACAGGCGGTAGAGACGGAGACGGATCGTGGGATCGAGTTTCGGCGCAACCCCTTCTCCGTTGAACTCCACAAGTACATGGACCGCATGACCAAGCTACTCGCCGAGATGGGGCTAACTCCGTCGTCACGGTCGCGAGTCGTCGCAACACCGAAGCAAGAGGATGACCCGTTTGCCGAGTGGCTGAAGCGTGGAGGGCTGAATTGATCGCACCCGTAACGAATCTTCGCATTCTGGAGAACTACGCGTCAGGCGTAGAGTCTGGCAATATCGTTGCGTCCAAGGCAGTGATCGCGGCAGTCGCGAGGTATCGCAGCGACTTACTGCGACAGGACACCGAAGAGTTTCCTTACGTGTTCAACACTCACGCGGCTGAGCAGGCGTGCGGATTCTTTCCGGCGGCACTGCGGCACTCGGTAGGTGAGTGGGCAGGGCAACCGTTTTATTTGTCGCCGTGGCAAATCTTCTGCATCGCAAATATTTTTGGCTGGAAGCGTGCTGATGGGACGCGGCGCTTTCGGAGGTCACATATTTCAGTCGCAAGAAAGTCGGGGAAAAGCACGATGGCAGCGGGCATCGGTCTTTGCCTGCTATACGGCGACGCAGAACCGATCGCTCAAGTGTTTATCGGCGCTACGAAGATGGATCAAGCCAAGATCATCTACGACGAAGCCGAGAGAATGCTTCGGCAGTCGCCGCACTTGATGAAGCGTTCGGAAATCTACAAGAACAACATCGTGACGAATGGATCGTTCTTGCGTCCGCTCGGCAGCGACAAGGCGTTTGACGGACTCAATCCGCACGGCGTTCTGTTTGACGAGCTTCACGAATGGAAAGAGCATCATCGGAAATTCTACGACACAATGACGACTGGCGGCGCGTCACGAACGCAACCGCTGCAAGTCACCATCACGACGGCCGGCGATCAATCGTCGTTGATCTGGCAAGAGGAAACTGCGTACTGTCGACAGGTCGTGATGGGCGACCACAAAGACGAGACGATCTTTGTTTACTTGGCGGAACTTGACGCGGACGACGATCCGTTCGACGAGGATGTGTGGGAGAAGGCGAATCCTAATCTCGGAGTGTCGGTTCATCCTGAGTATCTACGCGAGCAAGCCGCACAAGCCAAAGCGAAAAAGACCGCACGAAATCGTTTCATTCGCTACCACTGCAATCGGGAAGTGTCATCCATATCAAGCGTGATCGATCGCGACAAGTGGGACGCATGTTCCGGCCAACTATCCGACTGGTCAACTGCCGACATCGTGGCGGGTGGAATTGATATCGGCGGCGGGTTTGACTTAGGCGCGTCTGCGTTCTGTGCTCGCTGGTTGCATAGCGTGAAGAAAGTCAACGACAACGGCGAAGATAGAGAGGTCAACGTCTATCGCTATGAAATCGCTAGCCGTGCGTATATCGACGCTAAGAGCGAGCGAGACACGTCAGTGCAGCCGTGGGCATCGTGGCTGCACGAAGGCAATCTCATTAAGTCCGAATGGCTCTTGCAAGAACTTCGTGATGACTTCCATGACGAAGCAAAGCTGATAGGCGCTACGACGTTCGCCTTTGATCCTTGGAACTGCAAGCTACTTGCCGAGCAGCTCGCAGAACTCGGCATGGAAGCTGTCGAGATGCCGCAACGTGCCGCGCAGTACGGCGAACCAATCGAGCAGTTTCTCGAAGCCCTCGCCGATGGCCGCGTCACCCACGACGGCAACGATCCGGTGTTGAGGTGGTGTGCTTTGAATCTCTCGGTCAAGGCAGGCTATGGCGGCGGATGGATGCCTGACCGCAAGACGAGCCGCGACAAGATCGACGCAATCGTAGCTGTGTTAATGGCGTTTCGCATGGCGTATTTCGCAAGGGAAGAAACCTACTGGACACCAGACATTGGAGTTTCGCTTTGATCGCACTCGGTGACCTACTCGTTGCTTTGATTGGACTGTCGCTATTGGGCGTCGGGCTGTGGTGGAAAGACCCGGCGTTATCTCTCGCCGTCGTCGGCGGTGCTTTGTTTCTCGTGTCGATTGCTGCCCGCATCACCAAGCCAAGGACACCGGCAGAATGATAAGCCTCTTCTCGAATTTATCCGCTACGCCGTCCGTCTTGTCTGATTGGTGGTATGGCTCGGCAGGCCGACCAACGGCGGCGGGAATCCACGTCAACAACGACATTGCCATGACCTACTCGGCAGTGTGGGCGTGTACTCGCGTGCTCTCCGCAAGTGGCTCATGCTTGCCGCTGTCGTTGATGCAGCGGAGCGGGGATGTCGTTGGCGTGGCGAGCAATCACGCCGTACATCGATTGATTCACGACATACCAAATGCCGAAATGGGCTCGATGGGCTTACGGTCGATCGGACTCATTCGGCAAGTGAATTGTGGCAACTTCTTTGCTGAGATTCAACGCGACCCACGAGGTACACCGGAAAATCTTTGGCCGATCACTAAAGACCGAATGAAGGCAATGCGGGCTGATGGTGAGCTTGCAAGTCGTCTTGGTATTCGGCCAGGTCAGCTTGCTTGGCGCATCTCGCGAGAAGGCGGCTATGACTACTTGCCTGATAAGGACGTACTGAACGTGCGGTCGATCATTAGTGACGACGGCATTATCGGCAAGGGTGTAATCGAGAACGCACGTGAGACGATCGCGCACGGACTGGCGACAGTCCAGCAAGGTGCGGCGTATATGAAAAACTCAGCTCGTCCGCTAGTAGCGATCACGGGCGGCAAGTTTCGCACGCCAGAAGATCGCGAGGCATACCGTGCGTCGTGGATGGATGTGCATGGCGGACCAAGCAACAATGCCAAACCTGCGCTCTTACCAGAAGGCTCAGACATCAAGGTTCTTTCATTCTCACCAGAAGACTCGCAATTCATTCAGACGCTACAGCATTCAATCGAGGATGTGTCGCGTTGGTACGGCGTGCCGCCGCACATGATTCAGCATCTACTGCGATCGACATTCAACAACGTCGAACAGATGGGGATTGACTTTGTCGTCTACTCGCTGGTGCCGTGGCTCAAGATGTGGGAAGAGGAAATCTATCGCAAGCTACTGAGCCCCATTGAACAACAGACGTACTACGCCAAGCATAACGTGACTGGATTGCTTCGCGGTGATTCTGCGGCACGAGCCGCGTATTATCAATCACTGTGGCAATTAGGTGCATATTCCATCAATGAGATTCGAGCACTCGAAGACATGAACCCAATCGATGGCGGCGATCAGCACTTCGTGCAAACCTCATACACGACGATCGACAAGCTGAGTATCGGCGAATGGAAAGACGCGAGAACAAAGAACGATGTTTCGCGTGATGAGTTCCGAGCGAAGGTGTTGCAGATTGGGCCATCGACCGACAAGAGTGACGCACCACTGCTGTCGCTGGTCGGTGGGATGACGAGTTCGATCGACGTGGCTCGCGCGGTAGGCAGCGGCGAGTTAGCACCCGAGGCAGGTGCAGAAATCTTGAAGTTATTCCTACAGATCGAGGCGGATAAGGCGACTGCGATTGCTGGTGATAAGGTGGCGAGTGAAACAGAAGAGACGCCGCCGACTCCCGCTGTCCAGCAACAACCGCCAGACAATAGCGAACTCGAAGCCAAGATCGCGGAACTGCTCGAATACCAAAAGCCACCCGCAGTCGATCCGAGAATCGCAGCCGTACAAGAGGCAGCGAAACTGATGGTTGAAGATGCCGTCTCGCGAATGCTGACCAAGGAAAGTAAGACACTTACCCGCGCCGCGTCAAAGAGTCCCAGCGAATTCTTTGGTTGGTGCGATGAGTTTTACAATGAGCATTCGTTGACGTTGACAGAAGCATTGCGGCGACCGGTTCAGGCGTATGCAACCGCGTTAGGCGCGTTTGCAGACACCGAAACAATCACGACGACAATTGCAGCTGCTTCGGTACAATGGAGCAAGGATGCGGTATTGCTGGCGACAGAAGTGCAGCCCGAAGAGTGGCCGACGCTAAGCGGCAAGTTCTCCGCGTTGGCTGATGGGTGGCGACAGACGCGAAGTGAACAGGTAATCCAACTCATCAACGAAAGGGTGTCAGTATGACCCAATGGCTAAAAGCACAAACGCAAGCTCGTCCGCTCGGTGTTGATCGTGAGGCGAAAGTTATTCGCGGCGTGATCGTGGCTGAGGAGGGGCCGTTCAAGAGCAAGGGACGCGGCGAGTTCGACGCCAAAGGTATCAAGGAAATCGTGAAGTTATCGAAGGCGAATCCGAGTGGGCTCAAGTCGCGATTCGCTCATCCGACGATGAGCGATGACGGACTCGGTAAGCTTCTCGGTCGCGTACGTGACGTTCACCTGTCGGCTATCCAACGAACGATCAAAGGCGAGCCAAAGGAACTGATGATTGCGCGCGGCGACCTGTATTTCTCACCTTCCGCATTCACTGGCCCGAGTGGCGATTTGGCGACGTATGTGATGGATCTTGTCGAGGAAGACCCTGATAACGCTGGCATGTCACTCGTGATTGAACCGCAAGAGGAAATGCGACTCGACAAGAAAGGGCGACCATTGGTTGACGAAGTGACAGGTGAGCAGTTGCCGCCTATCTGGCGACCGCTGGCCGTTCATGCGGTTGATGTTGTTGACGAGGGTGATGCCACTCGCTCGATGCTTGCAGCTGGGCTGTCAATCGACGGCCTGCCTGACGAAGTGTTACACAAGGCAACGGAGTTGCTACGCCAGCAATTCACCGGCAAGCCGCGTGAGTTCGTCGAGCAGCACTTGCGTGACTGGACAGTGCGGGCATTGGATCTCTATTGGCCAAAGGACACTAACGACGAGCCCGACGACCTGCGCGAATCGTACGGCATTTCCACCGACACGCTACGGCGAAGGCTTGCGTTGCAAGGGAGAGCATGAAAAGATTTTCCGTATCGTGGGATCGAGACTACGGAATTGACCGGCGCACAGGCTGGTCGATTACCTACGACGGTTGCGTTCTTTCGCAACTAGAGCCGTGGTTGGCTGTCGCTTTATGGAAGGCTGTAGGGAGGTGGAGGCGATGGAGGCAATGAATCGTCGGACATGGTTTACCGCGACTATCGCAATCCTCTTAGCACCTCCCAGCGGGAAAACTTCCACAGTGTGCGGAATTCCGCCAAAGGGCGCGCCATTGCTAGGCTTTCGTTATCGCGGCGTGCGGCTGGTTGGAATCACGACCGGAAAAGATGGCAGGCTGTGGGCGACCTTCGAGTCAGTATCCTAGCGACTCCGTGCAATCGACTTCCCATCTGGCCCGTCAATCCGCCACGGCTTCAGAGTCGTGACAGTCGCCAGTACATCATCTGGCGATTCCGGTAGCTTCGTCCATTCACCAGTCCGCAGAACGCCGAAGTACAGTTCTGCATTCTCGCCGGGTTCGATACCGCCACCGATCTCGTAATTCGCCACGCCGGATGCGTATGGGATCTCGCGATCCTTGCCGCGAACTGCAACGTCGAAATAAACCTTGCCAATGGTGTGCCCGGTGTTATTCGTCACGTTCGCGTAGAACGATGGCGAGATGAGGTGCTCGTGATCGTAGTAGAATAACGCACCGTTGACGACGAGCTTATCGAGCAGTTCGACGTGATGGGCTTCGCTTATCGTGGTCGGTGGAGGTGCCACTGGCTGAGATCCACAACCAAGAGCGAAGACGATAGCGAAAGGCAGTAATCGAAACATAGCAGCACCCTCCCGAGTTCGTAAAACCCAATCGTTACCTATTCGCTGACGTGCCGCAATAATTGCCGCCAAGTTTTTTTCACAGATCGACTTGACGCAATCGCATCGTTTCGCAAGAATCAAAGCTGAAGTTGAAAACACGAACAACCCAACGGGTTCCGCAATAAGTCGCCTTGTCGCAACGGACGCCCGGAAACGGTTCTGCTAAAGCCTTTGCTTTTAACGAGCTGTTCGGCATGGTTCATTCCACGAATCAAGCCGGCAGCTAATTGAATGCAAAGGCTTTTTTTCGTTGGCTACCGGCGCAACCCGGAGCCCAACGACATGAAGACTCTCTCGCAAATCGCAGCGGAATTGAAGGATTGCAGCGCTAAAATGCTGGCGATCTTGGACGAAGCCGACGCCAAGACGGACGGCAAATTGGCGGGCGAACCGCTGGCGGAATTCCAAAAACTGGAGTCGCTAAAAGCGTCCCTCGAATCCGAAGAGAAGGACATCGAACTAGCAGCCGAACGCCGCAAAGCAGCGGACGCGGCGCGAGCGAGTGCTGAGAATCTGTCGAAGATTGCAGCCAATCACCAAGGGCGGGTGACGCAACCAGAACCGCTCCACGTCGGCAATCAACGTGAAGCATTCCTGAGCGATCCGAAGCGAGGCTTTACCGACCATCGTGAGTTTTTGATGCTCGCAATGGAGGCGGGAACCACCGGCAAACTCACCGATCCTCGCATGCGTTCGCTGGCTGTCGGCTCGGACGAGGCCAGTACCGTGCATGATCCGTATGGCGGATTCTTGCTGCCGAAGGGATTCTCGCCGGACATGAAATCGATCTCCGGTGAAGCCGACCCCACGGCAGGACGAACCACCGATGTCCCGATGACGACGCAGCAAATCGAGATCTTGGCGCGTGTCGACAAGAACCATACGAGCAGCGTCACTGGCGGCTTGCAGGTTCGGCGTGCCAACGAAACCGATACGACCGCAGCCACTCGTCAAGAGATGGAAAAGGTCACGCTGACCGCGACGGCATTGATGGGTGTGGCGTACGCAACCGAGCAATTGCTCGCACGCTCGCCAATTTCGTTTATCGCGCTTCTGCAAGCCGGTTTCCGCGACGAGTTCTCGACGAAGATCCTCAAAGAGAAGTTGTTCGGCACTGGTGCGGGTCAAATGCAAGGCGTGGTCAACTCGCCTTGCGTGGTCGACCAGTCGAAGGAGACCGGGCAAGCTGCTGCCACCATCGTCAAGGAAAACATTGACAAGATGCGTTCGCGATGCTGGGGCTATGGCAACGCAATCTGGCTTTACAACCACGACTGCTTGCCGCAACTCCGCAGCCTGACGCAAGCCGTTGGCACGGGCGGTTCGGTCGTCAACTACTTCAGCACCGACACGAACGGCGTTTCGATGCTCGATGGACGACCGGCGTTCGCCAGTGAGTTCTGCAAGACACTCGGAACGTCCGGCGACATCATCCTTGGTAACTGGTCGCAATACCTCGAAGCGATGCTGACGCCGCAAGCTGGCGAGGAGTCGATTCACGTTCGCTTCGTCAACTTCGAGCGAGCCTTCCGGTTCATGCTCGAAAATGACGGCAAGTGCTGGTGGACTTCGGCTCTGACACCGAATCAGTCGTCCGTCACGCTCAGCCCGTTCGTCACGCTCGCGACTCGCAGCTAGTTCACTTGTTTCAAATCACTGACTGCATTTAGCAGATAAAGGAGCCATAAGCATGGCAAGCCCAACCGCAACACAAAAGATTCGCTCCGGCCTCTTGGTTCAACTGTGGGACCATGACCCAGGAGCAACTTCCGCCAAGCTCGTCAGTCCTGATGGCGGCACGACGATCCGCTATGTCGACATGCGTGATTACAGCAACTTCTCGGTTGCTGCGATGTCTACCGCACTCACCGGCGCGGGAATTACCAAGCTGGAGATCGTCGCCAGCGTCGACACGGCTTTCACATCCGTGACCGTCATCAAGGATTCCGGCACTGTCGCCGCTGATGCGGCATTCGACTGGGTGATGGAGGAATGCACGGCAGCCGAGATTGCTCAAGAGGGTGCGGATGCAGGCGTCAATCTTCGATACGTCGCTGGCCGCATCACAGAAGCCAACTCGGCCGATGAAGCCGTGGCGGTATACATCGCGATTCCGAACAACCCGAATCTCGATCTGACGCCAGCCACAACTATCAGCTAGTGAGGTGACGAGTGGGTAAGCAACGAGCGAACAGCAGCACGATTGAGCCTGTCATCAGTCAAGCGAGAAGTCTCGACGATGACGCGTTTCAGATCTTCGTGAAGCTGTTCATGGATTCCGCAGGACGAACACCGCAGCACTTAGCTGAACGTGCATTTGAAGCTGCGGAGGCATTCGCAGAAGTAGCAGAAAAACGAATTCAGTAGCCGAACCACGGCCATTAAACCTTTTGGGTATGGAGTTGAAACATGCCAGCCACAAATGTTCGATCTCAATGGAAGAGCGGAAGTCTTGCGTTTCAGGATGCGTCAGGCAACGAAGTTGTTCGCATCGCATCGGATGGCGTCTACGTCAAGCAACCAGCACCAACCGCAGAGACGGGCGTTGCGACGATCACAGCCGCCGACATCCTGACGAAGATTGTCACGATCTCGCACACGACCGGCGCAACGGTTGCACTGACGCTCGACACCGGCACCGCGATGGATACAGCACTGACGAATGCACTCGGCACCGACATCGCGATCGAGTGGTCGGTAATCAACACGTCCGCAGCGGCAGCCGACACAGCAACCGTCACGGCGTCCAGCGGCCATACGCTCGTCGGCCTTGGTGTTGTGGCTTCAGCTCACGCCTCAACAGGTGTGCTGTATGGCAATGCGGCACGCTTCCTGAGTCGTCGCACTGCCGCGAATACTTGGATCACCTACCGCATCGCGTAAGGACTCAAGATGGCTGGTGCAACCTCGACGATCACCTACGACGACGGACATGACGGCAAGGGTTCTACGGGCTCCATCCGTAAGATCCTCATTGACTGGACGTCCGACGATACGACTGGTGCGGTCACTGTCACGACTCGCAAGATCAGCGGCGAATTGCTCAAGGCGGTGACCGATCCTGGTGCGGCGGCACCTACTGCCGATTACGACATCACGATTACAGATGAAGAAGGTGCAAACGTCTTGGCGAATTGCCATGACGATCTAGCAGACAGGCACACGTCGACAACGCAAACCGTCGACTTCTTTCTGAGTGGTGCGGCTAATGTTGGAGCCCGTCCGGTTGTGTGTGATGCCCTTAGCGTGGCGATCACAAACGCAGGTAACAGTAAGCAAGGACAGATCGCAATCTACTACCGATGATGCGAAACATTCCTATAAGTCGAGTCACGACACAGCCGACCTTCGAGCCGGTTACTGTCGAGCAGGTGAAGGCCAATGCTTACATTGTGTCCGATACCAGCTATGACGACTTAATTTCGTCGCAGTTCATTCCGGCGGCGCGGCGGTATGTTGAGCAGATCACCGAGCGGTCATTGGTCACGCAAACGCGGAAGCAATATCACGACTGCCTGAGTCCCGAGATTGCTGTTCGCTATGGCCCGCTTCAATCAGTCACTTCGATCACCTACAAGGATTCGGCTGGCGATACACAGACGCTCACATCGTCACTCTATACAGTCGACACAGCAAGTATCCCTGGGCGAATCGTCGAGGCGTACAACCGGTCTTACCCATCGTCGATCACCGACACGAATTCAGTCGTGATAACCGCGATCTGTGGCTACGGTTCGACGATCGCAAGCGTGCCGATCATCTATCGACGAGCGATCATCTTGCTTTGCACTCACTGGCACTTAAACCGCGATACCGTGGCGTGTGGAGAAGTTAGCAGCGACATGGCAACCACGTTGCAAAACATGCTTGCTATCGAAGGGGCAACGGTGACCTATGCCTAAGTGTTGCGAGCCAGTTAGCTATCCGAACATCGCCACGCTACAGACGGACACGTCAACCGATGACAATCCCGCTGAGTCGTTTGTTGCCACCGTTGCGGGAATGCCGATCAAGGTAACCGCGATCAGCGGCGACGAAACCTGGCGAGGGCGGCAGCTTGAATCGCACATTGATTACGTCGTCGAGACACCGTGGAGAACTGGCGTCACATCGAAGCAACGATTGGCGATGAGTGGTGGTATCTATGACGGACGCACATTGAACATCGAATACGCCAAGCCACTCCAATTGCCAGGTCATCCGCCCAAGCTGGAATTGTATTGCACGGAGCGAATTGCGTAATGGGTGCAATTGTCGATCACGCACTGTTTGGCCGTATCGAAGCGGAGTTGCTCCGAATATCGGCCGTTAACCGTGCGCCGGCCGTGCACAAAGGAATGCGAGCGGCAGTGAACATTCCCGCCAAACGCACGCGAGAAAAGCTTGCATCGCTACTGCCGTATGAGGGCGACAAAAAAGGCAAGCCGCCGCTGAAGGATGCGGTTGGCGTGCGAGTGTACCAAGAGGATGCGACTGGGCGAATGGTCGGTCGTGTGACGTGGGTGAAATCGAAAGGTGGATCGCATGGCCACCTCGTCGAGAAGGGTCATCGCATTGTTGTTGGTGGGTCACTGAAGGCACCAAAGACATCGCGACGCAACTCGAAGCGACCACGCAATCCACGAGCAGGCAAGGGACGGGCGACAGGCGGTGTTGTTGCAGGTCGCTTCTATCTCGCCAACTCGTGGGATGAAACACAGCAAGCACAAATGTCAGCACTCGAAGCAGGCGTATCGAAAGCACTAGCAGGGAAAACCTAATGTGGCTGGACTGTTCGACGAACGAAGTGGAGGGCTTGTTACTTACTGGAAAAGTAAGTCTGCCATCACGTCGATTGTCGGCGAGGGAACGGCAGCTCGCATCTATCCACTGGCTGCGAAAGAGCGAACGAACAATCAAGCACGCATCGTTTACGAACGCGGCGGCGGTGATTCCGAGCAGCATCTCACCGGCGTTAGTGGTGTGCGGAAAACAATCGTCTATGTGTACTGCTACGACAGCACGCTTAGCGGTGCTGATGCACTGGCAGAAGCGGTGCGAACGAGTACGGCAAATTATCGCGGCAATATGTCGGGGGTGTTTGTTCATTGGGTGGAATGCTCTGACGCACCCGATGACGGTATCGACGAAGCAAAGGATGCGAGTGACACACATCGCTATTGGGTTCGAGTGATTTTGAGAATAACCCACGCCGAAGCGTTGGGAGTCTAACACAGGAGATTGAATTATGACCATCGCAACCCATGACACAATGCACGGCGCAACGATCGCACTTAGTGTCGATTCTCTTACGCTGCGAGTCACGGACATCAGCCCCGCAAAGAAGACTCGACCGGAAGTGCCAACCAGTTACCACGGCACATCCACGAACGCGACGAAGATGGCGGGTGACCTGAATGAACTGGGTGCCATCACGATCACCTTACAGAACTCGCCAGGACTGGCAAGTGCGGCGATTGGCACAACGCAAACGCTGACGATCACCGGTCCAGTTCCATCCGGTGGGTCAACCGGCGAAATCATGTCGATCACTGGTTTCGTGTCCGAGGTGGACGACTCTCCGCAGTACACGTCCGCAACCGGCACGAGCGCCGCGTTGCAAATGAAAACGCTTGTGTTTATTCCAGACGGCACGACGTTCACGCATACGCCAGCCGCGTAAGCATTTTGTTTGGTGGGATTCTTTGAAAGGAATGACGAATGCCAGAAATCGAAGTGATAATTTCCGAATTGTCAGGCATGACAGACACGCCTATCGGACCGGTGTCTACGATCGTGCCGGGCGTGTGGCGGTGCGATGCGTTTCACGAAAGCCTTCCGAACGGCATGCTTCACATCGGCATGATCGGTAGGCAAGACGGTGCGAACTTCTGCGCGAACAATTCGTTTGGCGAGTTCACTCCTGAGCAACAGGCGTTGATGGTCGAACAGATCAAGGCACAGCACGGTAGCGCGTCAGTGTCCGCTCCGATTGAGTTGCCAGAAGCGATCCCGCTGGAAGAGCTGTACGAAGACGACGAGGACGAACTCGAAGATACCGAGATCGAATAAAGCAATTGAGGTGGGTTAACAGAGCCGATTCGATCAGCGGTCTTGTGGCCTTTCGGGGCAGAGTGATGGCACCCACCCAATCACTACAAGGCCGCTGGTCAAGTCGGTGTTTTTACTAGGTGGGAGAATCAAATGGCATTAAGTAAAGCACAACTCAAAGCAAAGGCGACGACTGGCGAGCGTCGCTTTCAAATCGTTCCGTTGCCAAGTGGCGGTGACGTCCGCATTCAATCGTTGACACGAGCTGAGCAGCGTAAGTGCCGAAAGGCATGTCAGAAAAAGAACGGCGAAACCGACCCCGCGAAGCAAGTATTCTACGACGACATCCTCATCGCTCTGTCGGCTGTCGAGGATTCCGGCGCGGCAATCTTCACGATTCAGGATGCACTCGCTGGCTGCTTTGATAACTTCGAGTTAGCCGACACAAACGCGTTACTCAAAGCCGTTGTTTCGCTAAACGGAATGAACGACGAGACGGGCGCTCGCGATGTGGATGACGCAGGAAAAAACTCCGACGAGACGCCAGAGAAAGGCATATCTGGCGACTCTGCCGAGAGTACGGGATAGAAGCCGATGAACTGCTCGACAGGTTTAGCTACGAGTTCCTGACGCACACGCACGCAGCCGCAAACCTAGACGCAGAAGACGAAGATCGACGACTAGCAAGGATGCTGGCGACGATCACGAACGCGATCAACAACGCACTGAGAATGAACGGGCGCGACGTACCGCACGAACACTATCGAACCGAGGAGTCTTTCATGCCAGGACGGAAGCGAGCTAAGCCGAAGCCAGCACCAACCTGGAGCGGTGTCGTGAAAGGACTGGGCTTCAAATGAGCATCGGCGGATCACTATACAAGCTAAGCTTTGAAACTAACGCGAACTCGTCGCTGTTGCCGACTCGTCGAGAAATGGCATTGCTCAAAACGGTGACTGAAGAGTCGGTGTCACCTACCGAAAAATTCAACCGTAGCTTAGCGGCACTCGACAATCTATTCGATCATTCCGAGATGACCATCAAGGAATACAACTACGCGGTTGACGAACTCGCCAAAACACTTCCCGCCAATATCGCCGCGCAAGAGGAAGCGTCTGCAATCGCCGCACATGCCGAATCAGTGTTGAAGTCATTACGCTCGCCGGTTGATGACTACAACGACGCGCTCGCATTAAATGAGAAGGCACTCAAGGCGAACGCACTGACACAAGAGCAAGTCAACGCAGCCAACGAGATGGCGCGGCAGAAACTCCCCGAGGTATCAGCCGCGCAAAAGCAACTTAACGCCGACATGGAACGCGGTAAGAAGATCACGCAATCTGTTGAAACCGAAACCGAACAATACACTCGCGAGGTCGATGAGCTATCCCGGCTATTGCGAGTCGGTGCGATCAATGAAGAGACAATGGCCCGCGAGACACAGCGGCTCAAGGTGCAATTGCAGGGTGCGGAAAACGCGACGCAAAGCATGAGTGATGCTATGAGGGAAGGTCGGTCATTAACTACTTCGCTGATGACTGCCGAAGAGCGACGGGCTGCCGAGTTGAGAAAGTCACACGGGCTGCTATCCCGAGGTGCCATATCTCAAGAGACGTACAACAGACATCTCGCCAAAAGTCGCGCGGAACATTTACAATCGATTCCCATTGTCGGTGATTTGTCTTCGCGGTTCATGGGAATCCATCCAGCGGCGATTGTGGCAGGCGCTGGCATCGGCATCATGGCGGCAGAAATGAGACTGGCGTTTGGTGCGGCACGAATGCTGACCAACGCTGTGCGAGAGCAGTTCAAGGAAATCGACGAACTCGGCAAGTCAGCACGTACTCTAAACATCGACACTCAAGACATGATCGGCATGGCGGATGCCTTCGACGAAATGGCAGGTGTCGACTTCGGCGGATTAGAGAAGTCGTTACAGCAAATGACGCGGCGGATTTCTGAAGCGGCTACCGGAAGCGGCGAAGCGAAAGACGCCTTGCGAGAGATCGGATTGACAGCCGACGAACTCAATCAACAGTCTCCGGCCGAGTCGTTCAAGGATATCGCGGACGGCATTGCGGGTGTCGCGAACACCAGCGACCAAGCACGTATCGCGTACGATCTATTCGGACGTGAGGGAATCAACTTACTAAACGTCCTTCGCGGCGGCAGTGAAGCGATCGAAGCGGCGGACCTGCGAGCGAAGGAACTCGGCAATACGCTATCCGCTTTCGACGTGTCCGCAGTCGAGAAAATGAACGACCAGTTAGGCGATGTCGGCGACGTAATCACCGGCATGGTTCGCGACTTGGCTGTTGACGTGGCTCCGCTGTTAACTGCCGTGGGTGAATCTCTTGTTGAAGCACTGAAGCCGGGGAGTGTGCTAGGCGACGATATCCGTTTCGCATTTGAGACGATCCCGCCAGTTATTGCATGGGCAGCGGATGAGACTAATCAGTGGCTTGGTGGATTGCAGCTAATGCAATCCGAGGCATTGGGCGTGGCGTCTAGTGTTGTCAGTGCCTTGGCGATGATCGACCGCGCCGAAGCATTTATTGATCCGTTCCGCGATGTCAATAAAGACTTGCAGTTCATGGCGGAAGACTTGCGGCGACAGGTTGACGTGCGGACCAATGAGGCACTCAAGCGAATGGGCGACGGGGCATCAGGGCAGATGCAGAAGCGAGTCAAGGAAATTCGCGACGAACTCGCTAGAGCGGCCAATGATAACCAATCCGGCGACACACCCGCCGAATCCGAATTTGCAGCACAAGAAGCAGCGGCAAAACTACGCGGCGAAGTCGACCAGCTAACCAAGTCATTGCAAGAGCAAATCGACACGTACAGCATGTCGGCTGACGAGGCAATTCTATACAAGCTCGCATCGCAGGGCGTCGACGATACGGAACTGGCACGCATCAAGACGCTGCAAAACCTCATCGATGTTAACCGCGAATTCGACAAGATCGAAGCTGAACGAGTGGCTCGCGAGAAGGCTGTTGCCGACGCCACCACGAACGCCACGGCAGCACTTCAAGAGCAACTTGACACGCTCGGCATGTCGGCGGCTGAAGTGGAGCGATACAAGCTCGCCAAGCAAGGCGTAAGCGATGCGTCGATTCGCGAGATTGAAGCGATGCAAAACGCCGTCACAGCACGAGAGCAAGAGATTGCATCCGACAAGCTCGCGATTGACACGAAAGAAAAACTCGTCAGCGATATCGACGAATACGAAAAGGAACTGCGTAAGCAAATCGACACACAGGGCATGGCGGCGGATGAAGTCAAGCTGTGGGAACTGGCTCAACGCGGCGCGACCGATGCAGACCTAGAGCGAATCGCCGCACTGCAAAAGGAAGCGGCTGCAACTGACGAGTTGACGTCCGCGATACAAAGCAACTTCGACGCACAGAAGGTCGGCGAACGCAGCACGCTGGAGGGATTGGCAAAGGCACGGCAAAAGCAGATTGCGGATTCGTTTGCGGCAACCAAGATACCAACGGCAGAAAGCGATATCAAGGCAAAATCGTCTCGCGTCGATGATGTCCGCAGTAAACTTGCCGAGAATCTCGCAAAGCACGACACAGCAGCAGACGCGACAAGCGGGTCGACCGTCGTTGATGACATTAGGAAGAAGTTAGCTGAGAATCTTGCGCGACATTCGCAGGTTGATCCGATCCCATCGCCGCCGCTCGATTCTGGTATTCGCGACAGACTTCCACCGCTAACGCTCGGCATCGATGCACAGAAGCAGCTTGACGACGCGATGCAGGCCGCGTTTGACAAGTTCAACGCAAGCATGCCGACTGCTTCGCCAGTTGCGATACAGCCCATTAGACAGCCCATTGCACCGCAGCCGAGCGAATCGACGAAGGAACTAGAGAAGCAAACCAAGCTTCAGGAGCGAATCGCCAAGAGTATTGACGGTTCGTTTAAGTTCACGGTTGAAGAGGTGACGCTATGAGTGTCACCGATGTCAGGCCATACGCGAACTCTCAAGGCGGTGTCGATGCTGAAGGCAACCGCACGTACACGAATCTTTATGACGTCTACACTGACGACAAAGATGACGGGTCAATCACAGCGCGATTCGCAACGGGCATTCCCGCTCATGGCGACCGATGGGAGTGGTACAACGACTTCGACGACTACGCTCTATGCGTCACTCGCAACGCAGAACTATCCGACATCGAGGCAACGCGAAAGAAGTGGCGAGTCACTTGCACATTCACAACGGCATTGCAAAAGAGAAACCCAGCAGCCGAACAACAGGAGCCGACAGCGGAGCCGTGGAAGATCAGCGGAAGCTATGCAGTCGGGACGCGAGTCGTCAACCGAAACAAAGACGGAGAGGTGAATTGTAACTCCGTTCAAGAGCCAGTCTTCGACGAGATTCCGAGCGGCAACGATACGCTTATCCTGGAAGGCAACACCGCGACCATTGACCTAGCCGCACGCAAGGCGGCACTTCTGCACACGAACAAGAACCCGCTATGGGGATTGGGCGAACGCGAGTGGCTGCTAATGCAGTGGTCTTACGACATCGGTTATCGCGGTCCAACTCCGTACGTGCATAACCGGCTAGAATTTCATGCAGCAAAGGACGATGGCACGAACAGCAAGTGGAATCACGTCTACGTTGACCACGGCACGCGAATCATCGTGGACTTCTTCGAGTCAGATCCGAATTTGAGATACAAGCCAGCCACCGCAAGGGACGTGCAACTACTCGGCGGAGTGTACCTCGACGGGAACGGGTCACCGATCGACCTGACCGCAAACCCGAATGGTTACGAATGGACTGACGAAAACATCCCCGAGTTCGATTTTGCGACGCTCGGATTTTTACCGGACCCGCTGCCTGGTCCGTTTGTCTAGGAGATTGAAACATGGCTGGTGAAGTATCTTCAACCCTACTCTCTGATGTGGTGTTGAATAAGCACATCAATTCAGCGGCGGGAATCGTCCGCAGTAAACTCGCACTCGAAAGCAAGAAATTCTGGCAACCGCTTGAGTCTCTGCGCATCTGGGACAGTGCATCAAACGCTGTACTGCCCAATACAGCCGCGAGTGATGACTTAGCTCTCATTATTGGCACCGTTGGAACTAGCGGACATGTCATCCGTTCGTCCGATGCCAAGGCCACCACGGTCACACAGAAGACAGCATTCACATTCACTCTGCCGCCTGAGTATGACGACGGCGGCGCGATCTCGCTAACACCGTTCGCAGGCATGAAAACTACCGTCTCGGACACCACGGCAACGATCGACTTCAGTGTGTACGCCAAGGACGCGGCAGACGGCACGCACGGATCGGATCTCGTGACTACATCCGCGACGACGATCAACTCACTGACGCTCGGTGCTAAGGCGTTCGTTGTGACGCCGGCCAGTCTCGTGGCTGGCGATGAACTGACGGCACTAATGACGGTCGCGATTACTGACGGTGCTACAGCGACAGCGGTTCTCGGCATGATTACCAAGATCTATTGGCTGCTTGAAGTGCGGGGGTAGTTCCGCATGAACCGCATTCAAACACTATCGCCGGCAACACTGGCAGAGCAGCAGCAAGTGTTGCGATGGTGGCGGCAGTCTCCACTCGCCGGCCGAACCGGCGAGGTACAGTCCCAGCCGGTTCCCAATGAGCGGCATATCCGATGGGCTAGAACAACGACTGACGCAACCTATCCGACTTACCCAGCAGGCACGAAAGTAATCGCGTGTGAACTCGGGGAATATACCTTCGACGATTCTGCGGTGGCTGATGTGGCAGGCACGTTCACTGCATACAGTCCCGCAGAGATTCGCTACGCCTACTTTCGTTTTGGCTGGAGACCGAAGGGATCGATAGTTCGCATCACCTTGCACGATGGCAAGTGGTTCTGCTTGGACGAAGCATCTGAGATTTACGGCGAGACGTCACAAAGTATTGCGGCTGCCGGAAGCGGTAGTTTCGATGTCTGGTACAATGGTGCCGTGACTTCTCCACTCCAGACGATCACTGTTTATTTCGACAAGATGGCAACTGGAACGGTCTCCGACAACACTAAGTGCTTGGTCCGATTCTTTGCAGACGAGGATCATTTCTCGATTGTCGAAAGGCAGTGCTCGTGAGTTTTGCTAATAGTCCGAGTTGCCTGTGCTGCGAATGTCCGACGATCGGCACAGACGATTTTTCTGGCGGTATAGGATCGTGGACAGAACGTGTCGGTGACTGGGGCATCGTCGGCGGAAATCTGGCAATCGATCACGACGGCTTAATTGTGTTTGATACGGTGATCACACCTGGAGACGTGTTCGCAGAAGTCGATGCTAAGAGTCTCGATTCAAACGTCAAGCTATCTCTTGTCTTCTGGGAATCGGACGACGAGCACGATAGCGGCGGAGTCGAGATTGATTATTTAGGCACGAATTCAACTCTCGGCAGGATGCAAATCGAAAGCACGACTGGAGGCGTGACAAGCGAAGTCGGAAACACATCGGCCAATGGGCCTGCTGGTCGAGATACGTGGGTTACGATTCGTGTTTGCGTTCGACTCCTTGACACATTCGACACCGGCACTGACACCGACATTCTTAGCCTGGAAGTCGAAACATCGACCGGGACGAGAACGCTGGAGCGTTGCATCGTTCCGGTCAGCGCAACCAAGATCGGCATTCGAGTCGATGGTATCGGATCGGGATCGGGAGACCCGGCAACTGGCATTGCTCAGTTTAGAAACTTCTCAATTTACGGGACGGCCGAAGCAAGTATCCAGTGTGAAGAGTGTGCGTGTAACGGATGCTCTGGTGAACATCCCGCCGAGTTGCAAGTGCAAATCACAACCGGCCACACGGGTCTAGGAAATTGCTGCTTCGACCTCGCAGCAGCAACCTACGTTCTGACGCGATTAAATGGCTGCTTCTGGACGTACACAAATGCCACCATTTCGATCCAAGCGACTCTTGTCATTGTGAGCGGAACATCGTGGAAGATAACTATCGTGTACTCGTGTGGAGGCGGTGCTAGATCCGCGACGTACACACGGACATTCACGACGAAACCAGATTGCGCGTCGTGGAGCGGACTGGAGACGACAACGCATTCATCGGCGTGTGCGACTCTTGGCGGCGGTGTGTCAAAGGCGGTGATTACAGCGTTATGATTTGCCCCGGTTGCGAGAAAGTTCGACACTCCACAAGCCAGACGTTGTTCTGTTCGTGCGGGGCGGTTGTGTCGGCTGACGGTAATCTACTTCGCTCGGTCGTTGTCGAGATCGCTCGCAGCCCAGTCAATGAGCCTACTTCCGGTGTGAATTGCCTTCACCGCGGTGTCAAGATCCGTCGCGAATGGTGTGGGCCATGCAATGGAAATCGCGCGGTGTTCGCGTGCGGCATTCACGGAGAATGTTCTTTCGGAAAACTAGACGGAGTGACCTGCTGTACTGGCTGCGGCGATCATTCACCTCCAGAGATCAGGACTCGACCAGAAGAAAACGCACAGAGTGAGAATCCACATGATCGCGAACGATCGTAAAGAGGCAGCCCATGTACGCAATCCTACTCTTACTCGCGATCAATCCACCATCGCAACCAACCTTCGACCACGTTGACAGAATCACAATCTCACACGTCTACGGTCGAGATGGCGGCTTGCAAATTGACCAGTTAGTTTTCGAGTCGTGGAACGTCAATTCATGCCGCTGGGACGTGATCGACTGGCGTTTGCTCGAAGGTGTCAGGCGTCACGATCAGCAGACGTGCGAGGCTTGGCAGCGAGAGAATCCAGAAGGTCCGCCCTACGTCCCCGAATGGATCGGCGGACATGCTACACCTCGATGCGAAGGCCGGTACTGGGTGAGTGATTGGTTTGACGCGAAATCGAAAAAGTGGCGGCGAGTCGTGGCCGATCAAGCGTGCGAATGATGGGATGCGTTCGATCCTGAAATGACTGCGAGAGAAGTATTACCGGAAGCGAACAGGGATCGACTGAATTGACTCCCCAGCGTCCGACGATACAATCACGACATGAGCACACGAATCACCACACGATTGCTACCACCACTCTCGTCACTCGTATCGCGTGAGGTGGATCGACACGACTGCGACGCTGGGCAAGTAGTCCGGGCTGCATTGTCGCGGCTGGTTGACACACCGCTGACACCACACGAAATTGCGGCAAATGAGCTGCCCCGAGGTAATGCTGTATTCGGAATCCGCGAGCGGAAAAAGCGGGCGAAGGTAGCACGGTCTGGAAAAGTCCCGCGAACCTAACTGTCTAGTGCGGCTGACGAACTAATCTATCCCTTGTTTTCTCAAGGATTCCAGCGAATTTCAACAATCCGACAAAATTCTTTGCACTCCACTTGTTTCGTCTGACGATATATGTAAAATAACAGAGTAACGCGGACTGGAAACGAAAGGGAAACAAAGGGGACTCGACTAAACTTTTTCGACCATTTTGCTGATATTGTTTTGACGACCGAGTTTTTCCTTCCCGTCATTTCGACTGGGTGGAACGCGAAAAAAAGGAGAA